GGGGCTGTATAGGAAGAACCGGCCAAACGCGACGACACGGAGGCATCCAGACGCCCGAGTTCCACGGCCAGCTCGGCGCGGATGTCTGCCACGGTTGGGGCTGATGTGGGGGCGGCATAGTCTGCATCGGCCAAACGGCTCGAGATGCTGGCGTCCAAGTTCGCGAGCTTGGTGGAGTTTGCGTCCATCTCTTGGCGGATTGCCGTGACGGTCGGCGCGGCGCTTGGTGCGGTGTAATCAGTGGCGGCGAGGCGTGTGCTGATGGCTTGGTCGATGCGTCCGGTGATGGTGCTGGTGAGTCCCACATCGGCAAGGGCGGTATCGGCCTCGCTGTTGACCTGCGCGGCGGTGAGGCTCGAGCGGGAGGAGACGGTTGCGTCGAGGTTTTCGACGCCTGCACGCCCAAGAACCCAGAGGCTCGGGATGTGTTGGGCGTCCACGGTGGTGTCCGAGGTTTTGAAAATGGCTGCATACTCGCCTTCCGCGCTGTTATTGGTGGAGAGAGTGTAAGCGTAGAGACCGCCGCCAATGGCGGTGGCGCTGCCGCCGGTGACAATTTGCGTGCCGCTTGGGTCGTAGAGATCGACGGTGACGGTCAAGCCGGTTTTGCCTTGTTTGCTGGCCGTGAAGAAGGCCACGAATTTAACGGAGTTGGATACTTGTTCGAGCATGGTGGTGGGTGGTTAGATTTCTGGATCGGGTTGCGGGATGAGAGCGATGGCTTCGGCCATGGGCAGGATTTGCACTTGCGGGAAGATGTCGGCGGGGAGATGCGCGAAGCCCTGCGCGTAGAGTCCGCCGGGGCCGGTCTCAGTAAGAAGGTCGGCGCAGAGCATGAGTCGGCCATCAACGAGCGGCACTGGCGCGGCGACATGCTGCGGGTTTCCGTATTGCGCTTGGATCGCGCCGAGCGTGGCGGCTTGGTCTGGCGTCAAAACTATAGCAAGATCGCGGGCGGTTTCGTAGCTGACGGGCTGGGTGATGAGGTCGGCGAGGGTCATGGTATGGCGGCGGCGAGTGCGGTCATGAGCGTGCTGACTCGGCTGTCGAGTAAGGCCAGGGTGAGGTTTTCGCCTACAAAATATAAGCTAAAACGACTTGCGCATAAACTGTTAGGCGTTCCATTAACATTTGTTCCATAAACAAAGAAAGGAGTAGTTATTTGACCTGTTGAAGTTTTGACCACTGAATTAGACTGCCCTAAGCACCTCCAAATAAATTCATTTGTCTGCAAATTTACACCTATTAAACCAGGCATGGTGTTCGAACTGCCCATTTGTGTAAATGTGGTGACGCCAGGGCGCACCCGAGCCGCATTTGTTTGGCCTGAAATTCGGTGCAATTCAGTTGGGCCTAAGTAAGATTGTGAAGTTGTTCTATCGGAAGTTAGCCAGAACCCGTAGGATAGTTGATTTGAATTTATTGTCCCGACAGAATGCCTCAAATACTTGGTGGACGCATTGCCTTTTAATCCTGTCTTTCGGTTGTAGTCGCCGGAAACGAAATTGAAATTGGTTGGAGCTGTGCCCGCCAACGGCACAAGCGCACCTGAGAGCGTCCGTGCCCCGGCGAGGATGCAGGAGGCTTTAAGGGCGTTCCAGATGCCGTCGGATTTGCAGCCGACGACGAAATTCTCGACGGCAGAAATAACGCCCTCCTCCAACTGCTCGCCGTCTGCGGACTCGACCGCGAGGATGTAGGACGAAACATCGGCGTCGGCAGAAATAAAGCGGCTGCTTGTCGGGATGCGCAGCGGGGAGAGTTGGCCGTAGAGAGGACTAAGCATAACTTAAGGAAGCTCTGGAATTCCACGCGCCGGAAGCCGAGGCTTCGGTGGAGGTGTTGCCGTCTGCGGAAAATTGGGTTCGGGAGATTTCCCAGTCGGGGGCGTCGTAGATGGAGCCGGTGGACGGCACATCCGAATACAGGAGGTATCCCAGATAAGTGGTGTCGCCTGCGGAGTCGAAAACGAAGACGCGGTCGGGGGCTTCGCCTGCGCCTGCGAGGCGATATACCTCTCCAGTGGCAGGGTTGCGCGAGTAGATTCTACGGTCGCTGTGGTTCACACAAATCTCTCCCAGCGAAAGCTGAGAGGTCGTCGGAATGGCTCCGGCGAGTGTGGATTTTTTCGGGACTATGGTTGGATTTGGCATGGGCCGGATTTATTCAGCGGATTTTTTAGGCTCCCCCGCTTGGCGAGGCGGCATGGGCCGCCCCGCCGGGGAGTGGGTTGCGGGTTGGACTAGTAAACTCCGCCGTCGATGGTCGTCTCGAGCGCGCTGATGCGTGTCTCGTGGTCGGCCACATCGGCCTCGACTGCGTCAAGGCGGGAATCCGCGCTGGCACCTTCGAGTGCAGTGATTCTATTCGACAAGCTCGTGTCGGCTGTCGAACGAGTCGAAGCCTCGCTGTCGATGTTCGACTGAAGAGTCGTGTCGGCTGATTGGCGCGCTGTCTGCTCGCTGCTGATCGCGCTCTGGCGAGCGGAGGTTTCGGCAGCGATGTCAGTGCCGAGGTCAACGATGTCCTGCTCTGAGGCAGAGACTCGAGTGGTCAGCGCGGTGGCTGCCGAAACGACGCCATCGATGCGCAGGCCCAAAGCTGTATCGTCGGCGCCACGAGTGCTGATCTCGGAGGCGAGAGCGGCGTTGTTCGAGGTCACATAACCGGCGAACGCAGAGTCGTTGGTCGTATCGACCGAGTTGATGAGAGTGACGATTTCCGCGAAGCTGTCTTTGTCAGCCTGGGAAGCGGAGAGGATCGCATCAACGCGATTTTTCTCGGTTGTGATTTTGCCGTCCAAAGCGGAATCGCCGGAAACGCGCAAAGCGGCTTCTGCACTGACCGCAGCGGCGCGGTCCAGAAGCTCTTGGGCCAGACCGGCGGCGATCACGCCTTCGGCTGCGGTGGCGCGGGAGATTTCGCTGTTGAGGTTCGAGGTGAGGGTCGAGTCGGCCGAGCTGCGAAGGTCGGCTTCGGCGCTGACTGCTGAGCTTACGAAGGTTTTCTTAGCGAAAACATGCTCGCCGCCGATTGGCAGAACGCCTTCGGCTGTTCCGATGAAGAAGGATTTGTTTGTTGTGTCGAACGCGATTTCGCCGACTTGAAGCGAGACCGGCGTGCCGGAACCGCGTTTGATTTTGAGGATGGGATTAGCCATGGCTTTTTAGGTGGTGGTTGTTTGGGTTGGTGTTCGTGGGTGGGTGATTGTCAAAAAGCGCCGGCGTCGATGACCGGAATCATGAGCGCGTAGGCGTTCGCGGTGGGGCTCCAGCGGTAGGGCATTCCTTCGTCCATCGCCTGATACAAGCGGTCGGGTTTTCCGATGCTCGGGAAGGCCGAACGGGTGGGATATTCGACGACGGAGGGGGGGAGGCTGAGGTCGAAGGACGACAGGTCGAGCGTCTGCGTGATGTTGCTCTCGGTAATTGTTGTCATGCGAAGGCGAGAGTCTCCCGGTTGAGCCACGAGCCGGTGGCTTGGGCGGTTGAAAGGACGCGGCCGGCGGCGTTGAGCGTGGTGCGTTTAATGGTCCAGGTGGTTGCGGTCTCGGGCAGGGCTGGCGCGGCGGGGCGGTTGGCATTGAGGAGTCGGCCGCTGTAGGTGGTGAGGCCGTCAAGGCTGGAGTCGAAGGCGAAGAGGTAGAGGGTCGGATCGATGGGCGGCTGGACGCTGCGGAGGCCGAGGGCGGTGCAGGCGATCTGTGTTCCGGCGGTGGGCGCGGAGTCGAAGGTGATCGTGCCGCTGGCTTCGCTGACGGTGTAGTCGGTCGTCGGCGCTTGAGTCACGCCGTTCAGCGCGACGAGGACAGACTCGGGGTCGTTGCTGACGAGGCCGTCGATGGGGAAGGTGACGCTGGTGCCATTGCCGTAACGGATCGTGGAGTTGATCGAGAGGCCAGGGGCGGCTGCGACGATGAAGTCGGAGAGGCCGATGATGTTTGTGGCCTCGAGTGGCGTGATTTTTTCGACGAGGTCGGCATTGGCCACGCCGTTGCGGAACCAGTATTCCACGACCTGCCCGCCGGTCTCGATGCCGACGGTGAGGCCTTTGTAGCGGAGCGTGAGGCCGATGTCGGCGAGCGCGGCGGCGGTGCTGGCGTATGGGCCGTATTTGGCGTCGACGGGCTTGTTGGCTCCTACGACGATTCCGGCTGAGAGTTCGATACCTGTGAGCGCCATGTTATGAGTTCCTCAGTTCGATGGTGGCGTTGCTGTTGGTGAGCGCGCCGGTGCTCGTGTGGATTTTGTAGCTCTGCGACCAGAGGGCGGTGGTGACGGTCTGGGTGGCGACTGGAGAGAAGACGACGCTGATCGCGCCGTTATCCAGCGCGGTGACATGGTAGCGCGTCTTGGTGGTGCTGGTGGCTGGGTAGGCCACGGCGAGGTATTCGGCGCTCGGGGCGTAGGGGATGGAGAGCGTGCCGGTGCTGGCGGCGATGACTTTTGTGGCGGTGCCGTTTTGGATGGCTGTGACCATCGCGGAGGCGCTGATTGGCGATGCGCTCTTGAGGTAGTAGTAGGGATGGACGCCGGTGATGGTGGGTGAGCTGGTGCTGTCGGTGAGGCTTCCGGCTGCGCGGGAGGCGTCGAGGTTTGATCCGGCGACGCCTTTGTTGTCGGTGTATGCGCCGGTGCCTGCGGCGTGGGTGGCTGCGACGGCCCAGTTGTTTGATCCGCTGACGACGGCGGCGGTGATGGCGAGGGTGTTGCCTGCCTGCGCGGTGCTGCTGATTCCGGTGCCGGTGAAGGTGTAGCCTGTGGTGTCGCCGACGAGGGGATTGGCATTTGCGGAGCCGGTGCCGTTTGTGATCGTGCCGCGCGTGAAGGTGGCGGTGAGTGTGCGGGATACGGAGGTGCCGATCTCGAGCGTGCCGCTGGTGCCGCTCACGGCGAGGTCGAGGGATTTTGCGGAGCCGACGCTGGCGAGGATGGTGGGGAAAAGGATGTCGTCGAGGACTTGCACGAGGCTCTTGGATTTCCACGCGCTGGCGGGTGCTGCGGGAGCGCCACCGACTGAGACGGAGACGACGCCATCGGCGATGGTGGTGTTGTAGGCTGTGGCGAGGGAGTTGCCGGTGATGGAGAGGCCGGAGTTTGAAGGGGTGGTGGGAGCGGGAGCGGCGGTGACGACGGCGCTGGCAAAGTCGGTGATGTCGGAAGCGGCGTGGGTGTGGATCGCATCCGCTTTTGAAAGATCGACCCAGAGTTTGAAGGCTGGCGATGCGGCGGGATCGAACGCGGCCCAGTAGCTGGTGCCGGGTGGATAGCCGGGGTTCGGCTCGCCGATGCGGACATAAAGCTCGCCGTTGTAGCTGACCACCTGGCCTGGCCAGTAGTCCGCGCCGTTGTCGTAGAGGCCGCGATAGTCCGCGGCCTCGGGCTGGAGGGCGGTATCGGCGAGAGCACCTTGGGCGGCGGTGGCTTTGCCTGCGAGGGAATCGGTGAGGCCGGTGACTTCCGCGATGGTGTGGTTGTGCGCGGAGGGGGCGAAGGTAGAGGGCTTGCCGGTTAGGCTGCTCCAATCGACGGGAGGCGAGACGGCGACGACGGCGCTGGCAAAGTCGGTGATCTCACTGGCCGTGTGGGTGTGCGTGTCGAGCTGGGTCTGGAGCGAGTTGATGCTGGAGGCTGCTTCCGCGATGCTGTCTAGCGCGGCTGGGTCCAGATTTTCGGTGAGATAATCTATCCGCTGACCGAGCGCGGTATCGGCGGAAGCAAGGGCGGCGAGGTCGGCATTGAGGCCGGTGATCTCGCCTTTGAGGTGGGTGTGGGCCTCGGGAGGGAAGACCGAGGGTTTGCCGGTGACGCTTTCCCAAGTTGGCGGCGGAGCGAGTTCCGCGATGGCCTGCGCGGTGCGCAGGGGCGTCATCCACTTCGCATTATCCGTTCCGGCTTCGGCTTCGGCTTGGGTGGCCTTGCCGTCGGGGATCGCGGCGGGGGTGGCTTCGTCTCCGAGGATGACCGAGTTCTGAATCTCGACGCTCAGCGTTGCCGTTCTGGTTGTTTCGCCGGGGATGCTCCAGCGGATCTCGAGGAGTGCGGGGACGGTGGCAGGGTTGGAAGAAAAGGAGGCCTCGAGGGGGACGGTGTTAAGGTTAAGGGTGGGCGGTTCCCCTGAGGCCAAAGCTAGGAAATTGGAATCGGCGAAGGTTCGCTTGAGCGCCACGGTGGTCGTGGTGCCTGCGGGCATGGTGGCCACGGCGTTGCGGCTGACAAAGACGACCTCGATGGCGAGCGAGTCGCGGCGTTTGAGC